TATTGGTACTGTAGTTGTTGCTGGTGTTGACAGCACGTCTTGGGATTCTTCGACCGGCACATTTACGATTAGTACTGCTGATGGTGGATCATTTACAACACCGATTAAAGGTTTCGGTGATAATCAAAGATTAAGCTTTGGTACTGATAATGATCTACAAATCTACCATGATGCTAATAATTTTAGAACTATACTTAATAATACTGGATTTGGTGATTTAAGGATCCAGAGCAACAATGTAAGATTAATGGGTGCAGCCGGAACAGAAACTCTTCTTCATGGTACAACTAGCGGCTCGGTTGATCTTTATTGGGACAATAGTAAAAAATTAGAAACAACTAAATATGGTGCTACTGTAACTGGTACTCTTAACGCGGATTCTGCTACAATCACAAGCTTCCAAGCAGACTCAGCTACTATTGGTGAGATTCAGTTCCAGTTAGGTTGGGCAGATAGTCATATTGGATTTAGAGAAGGTGCTCTATGGTATGATCCTTTCCATAAGAATCTAAACTATTATACTGATTTCGATCATCCAATTGAGATTGGTATGCAAATGATCGAACGTGTTTATAATAACACAGGTGTCGAGATTGCAAAGGGTAAACCACTCTATTATTCAGGTAACTATATTAATGATTCAGGACAGGAATCACCACTTGTGGCTCTTGCTGATGCAACAGATGCTGCAAAATATAATGTTCAAGGTTTATCAGCTGAAGCTATTCCAAATGGATCTTATGGGCAAATTATTGTAGCTGGTGTAGTCGATAAAATTGATACTTCATCACTCAGTGCTGGTGAGAACTTCTTCCTGGGATTAACACCTGGAGCAATTCAAAATGCTGCTCCGTCATATCCTAACTTCCCTATGTGTCTGGGTTGGGTAATTATATCCGATCCAAATAACGGTAAGGTTATTATTAACCAACAGAACCACTCAGTTCCTAGCTTCAGAGTACAAGCTGATCAACACATTAGTGGAAGTCTTACTATTGACGGGAATTTAAATGTTACTGGTACACAAACTATTTCTTCTACAGCAAATGTTGAAATTGGTGGTAACTTCCAGTACCTCAATGCTGGTGATACGATTGGTGAGGCTGGTACAACCTTTGTTGGTACTGGTTTAGATGATGCATTCTTCTCAGGACATTATTCAGGCGATTCAGCAACTAAGTCATTCTATGTTAAGATTGATGGTACAGGATCACCAAATACGTTTGAATGGGGATTCGATTCGGCTGTAGGTACAGAAGCAACAGGTGTTGCTATTACTGCTTCTGAACAGATACTTGATAGTGCATATGGTATTGAAATCACTTTCGGTGCTACAACTGGACACACACTTGGTGATAAATGGACAGGTACAGCTACTGCAACAGATATTGATACAGGATTCTTCTCTAATAGAAATGATTCTGCATACACTCACGTTGGTCTATACTTCGACGTATCAGAAAATAAATGGACATTCCTAAACAGATACGATCCAGAACCAGATGCACCAATTGATCCAAATTCAGCTGGTACACAATATGGTGTAGTTAAAGCTACTACATTTGAAGGTAACTTATCAGGTAATGTGACTGGTAACGTAACTGGTTCACTCACAGGTAATGCTTCAACAGCTACAACACTTGCAACTGGTAGAAACTTCTCTGCCTCAGGTGATGCAACAGCACCAAACGTTTCATTCAACGGTTCAGCACCTGTTGATTTAGTACTTACACTAGCAACCGTAAACAGTAACGTAGGATCATTTGGATCATCATCAGCAGTACCAGCTATTACAGTAAATGCTAAAGGTCTGGTAACAGCAGTTACAGCAACAAATATTGATCACGATGCTCTTACAAACTTTGTAGCTAATGAACATATTGATCATACATCAGTATCAATTACAGCAGGTACAGGCTTAACAGGTGGAGGAACAATTGCAGCTACTAGAGACCTTTCAATTGATTCAGCTGAATTACTTGCATATTATGAGAGTTCACTAAGACATGATAACTTATCAGGTTTTGTAGCGGATGAACACATTGCACACTCTGGTGTATCAATAACAGCAGGTACAGGCTTAACAGGTGGTGGTGATATTACTTCAACTAGAGATCTTGCTATCGACTCTGCGGAACTAAATGCTTACTTTGGCGGATCTGGTAAAGGTTTTGATGCAGATACCCTTGATGGTCAAGAAGGTACGTACTATAGGATCAACGTATATGATGCCGCTGGGTCATTATTAAACTAAGGTAAATACAGATATGGCAAATCCAAGTTCAAGACAAGGTTTAATCGATTATTGCTTAAGACGTTTAGGTGATCCTGTCGTTGAAATTAATGTTGATGAGGAACAGATTGAGGATCGTGTTGATGAGGCAATTCAATTCTGGCGGGAGTATCACTCAGAAGCAACTTACCGTACGTATGTTTCTTATCAAGTAACAAGTGCAGATATATCAAATGAATATATTGCTGTTGATAGTGATGTTTTATATATTACACGTTTGTTTAGACTTTCTAGCTCTTTTAATACTTCCTTTAACTTCTTTGATATCAAATATCAGATGATGTTAAATGATATTGCAGATATGCAAAACTATGCAGGTGATCTAGCATATTATGAACAATTAAATCAGTATCTTTCCTTACTTGATATGAAACTAAACGGTCATCCTCAAACAACGTGGGTAAGAAAACAAGATAGACTTTATATACATGGTGACTTCAAAGATGGTGATATCAATCAAAATGAATATATTGTTTATGAAGCATATAAGTTTATTGATCCTAGTACATATACTGAAGTCTATAATGATATGTTCCTGAAAGAATATACAACAGCTCTTATAAAGCAACAATGGGGAACAAATCTTAGTAAGTTTGAGGGTATGCAATTACCTGGTGGTGTAACACTTAATGGTGGTAGGATTTATGAAGAAGCTACACAAGAAATCGAAAGGTTGAGAGAGAAAATTAGACTTGAGCACGAATTCCCTGCAGACTTCTTCGTAGGATAATATAATGGCATTAAATCCGTACTTTAATAAAAATCAGAGACAGGAACAAAATCTCTATGAGGATTTAGTTCTAGAATCTATTAAAATATATGGACAAGAAGTCTATTATCTTCCACGTGAAACTGTGAATGAAGATACAATTCTTGGTGACTTAGAGGCATCAAGATTCGGAAGTGCATATAAAGTTGAAATGTATATTGAAAATATCGAAGGCTTCGATGGTGAAGGGGATTTATTTACTAAGTTTGGTGTAGAAATTCGTGATGAAGCAACATTTATTGTTGCACGTCGTAGATGGACAAGTGCGGTTGCAAGAGCAGATGGTGATGCAAATCTTATTCGACCACGTGAAGGTGATCTAATCTATCTTCCATTATCAAAGTCTATGTTCCAGATTCAACATGTAGAACATGAACAACCATTCTATCAATTAAATAACTTACCAATCTTTAAGATGCGTTCACAACTCTTCGAGTATAGTGGAGAGGATTTTGATACAGGTATTGATGATATTCAGGGTATTGAAGAGAATTATGCATATGAATATCTATTACAACTTGATTCAGGTGGTGCATTTGAAGTTGGTGATGGTGTCAAGCAGGATCTTGGTAATGGTGTAACACTTAGTGGTGAGGTAAGTAGATATTCAGATTCTGATAAAGTAATGGGTATAATTAACTTTGGTGCAGATGATGGTTTATTCCATCTTCCAAATACAGATAATCCAATTGTTCATCAGGTTGCATTTGGTACCGAAACATCACTTGTTCTTTCAGTATCAGAAAATAATCAACTTAGTGAAAATGAACAGAATGATGCATTTGAAACAACAACTACGGATCTTGGCTTCCTTGACTTCTCTGAAAGCAATCCGTTTGGAGATCCTCAGTAATGTTAAGTGATTATTTCTATCATGAGCGAATTAGAAAGAGTGTTGCTATGTTTGGTTCACTCTTCAATAACATCTATGTTTTACGTAAGGATGGATCTGGTAACGTAATTAGTACACAAAAGGTTCCGTTATCATATGCACCTAAACGTGATTTCTTAGAACGTATTCGTGAAAATCCTAATCTATATGATGATACAAAAGTAGCTATTAAGTTACCACGTATGTCTTTTGAGATTATTGGTTATCAATATGATGCACAAAGACAGTTACAGAAAATGAATAATTATTCTAAAACTGGTAGTGCAAATGATAATAGAGCAAAGATTAATGCACCTGTTCCATATAGTATTAGTATGCAGCTGAATGTATATGCTAAGACACAAGATGATGCATTACAAGTTGTAGAACAGATATTACCTTATTTTACCCCACAATATACATTAACAATTAAACCTTTTTCAGATTATAATGATATAAAAGAAGATGTACCAATTATTCTTCAGGGTATGAGTTACCTTGATGATTATGAGGGTAATTTTGGTAGAAGAACTATCATTTATCAGCTTGATTTCCTTATGCATGCTAATTTCTATCTTGGTATTGCTAATAGTCAGATTATTCGTCAGGTTGATGCAAATCTTTATGTTGACGTATTAACAGATTCAGATGGCTTTGGTAATTCAGTTTATCCTCAGCCTAAGCTTACCGTATTACCAAATCCATTAAATGTCTCTGCAGATAGTGATTATGGATTTACAGAAACCTTTACATATGTGGATAGTGCATAATGGAAAACAATGAAAATATTAAAAGTGATTATGAATATTCCAGAGACACCTATTACGAGATTCTAGAAAAAGGTAAAGAAAGTCTTGAGCTCATGATCGAGGTCGCACGTGAGAGCGAGCACCCGAGAGCGTTCGAAGTATTATCTGGTATGATGAAGAATATGGCAGATATTAATGATAAATTAATGGATCTAAATAAAAAGAATAGAGATATTAACGAACAACCAAAACAGGCACAAGTTGGTACAACAAATAATAATTTGTTTATTGGATCAACAACAGATTTACAAAGATTCCTTCAGGCACAAACCGCTGATAATGTAATTGATATGACGCCGAGGTTAGATGATAAATGAAAAAGAGAGTTATCTCGGTAATATTAGTGTAAAGCGAGATGGCGTTGTCCAGGAATGGACAAAAGAACAAATAATAGAATATCAAAAATGTATGCAAAGTCCTGCTTACTTTGCTCGTACTTATTGTAAGATTATTTCACTTGATAAGGGTTTAGTACCATTTGAATTATATCCTTATCAGGAAAACATGTTTGGACATTTTAATGAGTATAGGTTTAGTATTGTACTTGCCTGTCGTCAGTCAGGAAAATCAATTTCGTCAGTCGTCTACCTCCTCTGGTACGCAATCTTCCATTCTGAAAAGACTATTGCAATTTTGGCAAATAAAGGTGCGACTGCAAGAGAGATGCTTGCAAGGGTTACACTTGCTCTCGAAAATCTTCCTTTCTTTCTTCAGCCTGGTTGTAAAGCCCTTAATAAAGGTTCTATTGAGTTCAGTAATAATTCTCGGATTATTGCTGCTGCTACTAGTGGATCTTCTATTCGGGGTATGTCTGTTAATCTCCTTTATCTAGACGAATTTGCCTTTGTTGAACGTGCAGCAGAGTTCTATACATCAACATATCCAGTTGTATCAGCAGGTAAGGATACAAAGGTTATTATTACTTCTACAGCAAATGGTATTGGTAACCAGTTTTATAAGATATGGGAAGGTGCAACACAAGGTATAAATGAATTTAAACCATTCCGTGTTGATTGGTGGGATGTACCAGGAAGAGACGAAGAATGGAAAAATCAAACAGTTTCTAATACAAGTCAGCTACAATTTGATCAGGAATTTGGTAATACATTCTTCGGAACTGGTGATACACTTATTAATGCAGAAACTCTAATGGGCTTTAGAGCAAAGCCACCTGTTCATGTAGATGGTGATCTATATGTTTATAAAGAGCCAGTAAAAGGTCATGAATATATCATGACAGTAGATGTTTCAAAGGGAAGAGGCCAGGACTACAGTACATTTAATTTGATCGATATTAGCAGTAGACCCTTTGAACAGGTTGCTGTATATCGCAATAATCTTATCTCTCCTATTCTCTTCCCAAATATTATTTATAAGTACGCAAAGCTTTATAATGAAGCTTATGTAGTTATTGAATCGAATGATCAGGGATCTGTTGTTTGTAATGGATTATATCATGATCTAGAATATGAACAAATGCATGTTGAATCTACTGTAAAGGCAAATGCACTTGGTATTGAAATGAATAGAAAAGTTAAAAGACTTGGATGTTCATCTATTAAGGATATATTAGAGAATGGCAAACTACAAGTTGCAGATGAAAATACAATATTAGAAATATCTACATTTACTGCACGTGGTCAATCATATGAGGCTTCAGAAGGAAATCATGATGATCTAATGATGAATTTAGTAATGTTTGGATATTTTGTTTCTACAAGTCACTTTGCTAATTTGACTGATATTAATATTAAACAAATGTTATTTGATCAAAAAATGAAAGAAATAGAGGATGATGTTGTACCATTTGGGTTTATAGATGATGGTGCTGAACAAATAGAACGTATAGAACAAACAGAACGAGGTGGATGGGCTATTGAATATGATGCGGATCTCTAAAAATAGTATTCTTATAAATAGAAGTATTGAAACTCCGTATTATGAATTATAAGCTTATAATTTAACTCAGAGGAAAGAGTCATGGCATTATTTACACCTTCAGCCTCTCCGGCGATTACCGTCAGAGAAATTGATCTAACTGGTGTAGTGCCAAACGTAACAACAAGCACAGGTGCATTCGTTGGGGAATTTAAATGGGGACCAATCAATACCCCTATTTTGGTTTCAAACGAAAGCGGTCTTGTTGAGCAATTTGGAACACCAGATAGTGATAATACTGTAGAATGGCATTCTGCAGCATATTTTTTAAGATATGGCGATGCCCTATTCGTTGTTCGTGGCGAGAACAACTCGGGCGATTTACCTGTTAACGCTTACGATGCTTCAGCAGCAGTTGGCGCAGCAGATTCAGCAAGTTACCCTATTCCATCAGCTTCACGTCCACTTGTTAAAAGTGATGAGAACTGGGACAATCAAAAGGCAACCTTAGCAAATACTTCATTTGTTGAAAATGATGCAACAGTTACTGTTAATCATACGTTCATTGCAAAATGGGCAGGTGATATTGGTAGCTCACTTTCAGTACATTTCTTAGGTGCCGATTCAGCTTCAGACACAACAGCATTTGATGCATGGACATATCGTACTAACTTCGATGCAGCTCCAGGAACAAGCTCATATGCTTCAGATCGTGGTGCATCAAACGATGAAATGCACGTAGCAGTTGTTGATCAAGATGGTCTATTCTCAGGGACAAGAGGAACAGTTCTAGAAACATTCCCTTATCTTTCACTGGCAAAAGGCGCAACAAACGCAGATGGTTCAACGAACTATATGCCTGATGTTATCAATAACGCATCAAAATATGTTTGGCAGGCTGGCTTCGGTCCAGCACTAACCTCAAATGGACGTTTATTCTCAACTCTTGCAGGTACAAATGCAGATTCGGGTGATAACTACGTTCTAGCAGGTGGTGACGTAGCACAGTCAGTATCTCTTGTAAATGGTAGAGATACAACAGCACTTGATGCAGGTGATTACGCAACAGGCTTCGATGAATTTGAAGATACAGAAAATATCACGGTCGATATGCTTATCGCTCCTGGTATGAGTAATAGATCGGATCAAACAACTGTTGTTAACGATCTGGTATCAATTGCAGGCACAACAAGAAAAGATTGTGTAGCAGTTACATCACCAGCACGTTCAGATATTATCAATAATGCAACACCAGTTGCTGATACTATCACAACAGCTAATACGTTCACTGCTTCTTCATATTTGATTGTTGATAATAACTATCTAAAAGTGTATGATAAGTACAATGATCAATATATCAGGATCCCAGCCGCTTCTTCAACTGCAGGTCTGATGGCGAATACAGATTTCGTCGCAGCCCCTTGGTTCTCACCAGCAGGTCCAAGACGTGGTCAATATCTTGGTATCACAGCATTAGCTTATTCACCAAACAAATCAGAAAGAGATCAACTCTATAGAGCAGGTGTTAACCCAATTGCTAACATTCCTGGTCAGGGTGTACTTCTCTTTGGTGATAAGACAAAGCTCGCACGTCCAAGTGCATTCGATAGAATTAACGTTCGTCGTCTGTTCCTTGGTATTGAACGAGCAATCGCAATTGCAGCTCGTAACGTGATGTTTGAATTCAATGACGAATTCACACGTGCCGAGTTCACCAATATCATTGAACCTTTCTTAAGAGAGATTCAAGGTAGACGTGGTATTACCGACTTCCGTGTCGTTTGTGACGAAACAAATAACACTGCAGAGGTAATTGACCGTAATGAATTTATCGCAAACGTCTTCATCAAGCCAGCACGTTCTATTAACTACGTAACATTGAATTTCGTAGCAGTTAGAACAGGTGTTGACTTCGAAGAAGTCGTTGGCACAGTTTAATTTGGAGGAGAATAAGAAATGGCTATTTTAGGCGTAGATGATTTCAAATCCAAATTAAGAGGTGGTGGTGCTCGCCCCAATCTATTCAAGGCGACTATCAACTTCCCTGGATATGCGGCTGGTGATGTTGAACTTACATCGTTCCTTTGTGAAGCTGCTCAGCTTCCTGGTTCGATTATGGGTACAATCATTATCCCATTCCGTGGTAGACAGCTCAAGATTGCTGGTGATAGAACCTTTGATACGTGGACACCGACCATTATCAACGACACAGACTTCAACGTCCGTAATGCTATGGAACGTTGGATGAATGGTATTAACTCACACCAAGCCAACTCAGGTTTGACTGCACCAGTTGATTACCAAGCTGATCTTGTCGTAGAACAGCTCGATAAAGATGAATCAGTTCTGAAGACATACAACTTCCGTGGTTGTTTCCCAACGAACGTTTCACCTATCGATCTGAACTACGGTGATAACGATAATATTGAAAGATTCCAGGTTGAATTCCAAGTTCAATACTGGGAGTCTGGAACCACGTCTTAATTGGTATAATATATAAAAGGATGGGCGGGATTTTTCGCCCATCCTATACTTACTAAAAAATATGATAATGACTATTACAGTAGATGAAATGATTGAAAGATTCAACGGTTTTAGAGAGTTTAGGACTGTTTATGATATTGGAGCACATAATGGTAGGTTTACAAAAAGATATAATGTAAAATTTGCCCGTGCTAAGTTTTTTTGTTTTGAGGCTAATAAAGATAAACCGAGTACTATCGGTGATACTAAATGGTTTCGAACTGTACTTTCTGATAAGGATAATAAGATAGTTAATTTTTATGAAAAAAAGATTGGATATAATACTGGAGATTCTTATTATAAACAGACATGGGCTTATGAAAACGTAAATCCAACAAAGATAAGTACTAAGACCCTTGATACAATGATAAAGGAAAATAATATACCATTACCTGATTTTATCAAAATTGATACCCAAGGATCTGAACTTGATATTTTATCAGCATCAGGTGATGCGCTTGAAAACTGTAAATTAATATTATGTGAAGTACCTGCTATAGGTGCAATTTATAACGAAGGTGCACCAAGTCATGAGGAATATATGAATTTTTTTGAAATGGCAGGCTTTAAAAAATATAAAATTATTAAAGATATTCACGGTCGAGAAAGAACTGAAATAGTTCAACACGATATAGTATATTATAAATGAGGAGAGATTGCTAATGGCTGACCCAACAGGTATTAAGCTATTTGGCTTTGAAATTAAAAGAGCCAAAAAGCAAGAAGATGAAGATAAAAAATTAAAATCTATTGTACCATCAGTCGATGAAGAAGGTGCCGGTTATGTGACGGCGTCGGGTTCACATTACGGTCAGTACCTCGATATTGATGGTGACAAATCAAAAGACAATGCTACGCTTATTCAAAAATATCGTGGTGTTGCTATGCATCCAGAAGTAGATGCTGCTATTGAAGATATTGTTAACGAGATGATTGTTGCACAAGACGATGATCCAATTACAGTCAATATGGATAATGTTAAGATATCAGAAAGTATTAAAAAGAAAATTTCAGAAGAATTTAATGATATCCTCTATATGCTTAAGTTTAGAGACTTAGGACATGATATCGCTAGATCATGGTATGTTGATGGAAGATTAAATTATCACTTAGTAGTAAATGAGGATAGTCCTAAATTAGGTATTCAGGATATTCGTCCTATTGATTCTGCAAAGATTCGTAAAGTAAAAGAGATCAAGACAAAGAAAGATCCTGTTACTGGTGCTAAGGTAATTGAAAAACAAAACGAATATTACATCTATCAAGAAAAGCCTGGACAAATGAATTCAGGTGTAAAGCTAACAAAAGATTCAGTTGTATATTGTACATCTGGTCTTTTAGATGCTACAAAGAAACACGTTGTTTCATACCTTCATAAAGCTTTAAAACCTATCAATCAACTTCGTATGATGGAAGACTCGTTAGTCATTTATAGACTTGCACGTGCTCCAGAACGTCGTATTTTTTATATTGATGTAGGTAACTTACCTAAAGGTAAAGCTGAAGAATATATGAAAGGTATTATGACAAAATACCGTAATAAGTTAGTATATGATGCACGTACAGGTGATATTAGAGATGATCGTAAGCATATGTCAATGCTTGAAGATTTCTGGTTACCAAGACGTGAAGGTGGTAGAGGTACAGAGATTACTACACTACCAGGTGGTGAAAACTTAGGTCAGATCGATGATATTATCTATTTTCAAAAGAGATTATATCGTTCACTTAACGTTCCTATTAATAGATTAGAACAAGAAGCACAGTTTAGTCTTGGTAGATCTACAGAAATCTCACGTGACGAACTGAAGTTCCAAAAGTTTATTGACCGTCTTCGTCAGAGATTCTCTACATTGTTCAGAGAGATTCTCAAAAAACAACTTATCCTTAAAAGTATTATTACAGAGGAAGATTGGGAAGAATGGTCATATCAGTTATCTTTTGACTTCGCAAGGGATAACCACTTTACAGAATTAAAAGATGCAGAGATCCTAAGAGAAAGACTACAAACCCTTGACCAGATTTCAAATTATACTGGTGAAGATGGTTACTTCTCTAAAGAATGGGTAATGAAAAATGTTCTTATGTTTAGTGATGATGATATAAAGAACATCCAAGGACAGAAAGAAAAAGAACCTGCTGAACCAGAACAGGATCAGCAACAAGAGCCAGAACAGGAGCAATAAAATGGCAGATGATGAAATGACAGCACAAATTGGTGATATGATTGATTTCTCCGCAAATGGTGATTTCAATAAGGCTAATAATATTTTTAATGATATTATGGCTGGACGAATCCAATCAGCACTGGATCAAGAAAAAGTAGCATTAGCTAATCAAGTCTATAATGGTGGTGATGAAGATCAAATGGAACTTCCATTAGAAGATGATGAAGAGTATTCAGATGAAGAACTTGAGGCTGCAGCAGATGAAGTTGCTGATGCTGAAGATTTAGATGATGAATTTGATGATGAAGAAGAAAAATAATTCTTTTTAGAAAATTTAATTTATATAAATAATTGCATGTAAAGGGTAAATACTTTACAATGTAAAATTATTTCGAGGCGCAAAGATATGAAGCTTATTACAGAATATAAAGAATCAGATGTTCAATGTATCGTTGAAAAGAAAGAAGACGGTACAAAAAACTATATGATTGAAGGCATCTTTGCACAGGCCGATCAAAAGAATAGAAATGGACGTGTTTATCCAAAACCTATTATGGAAGGTGCGATTAAAAAATACGTCGATGAACAGGTTTCTAAGGGTAGAGCAGTTGGGGAATTAAATCATCCATCTGGTCCTACTGTTAACTTAGATAAAGTTTCCCACAAAATTACTGAACTCAAAATGGATGGTTCTAATGTAATTGGGAAAGCACGCATACTGGAAACTCCTATGGGTCAGATCGTTAGAGGTCTACTTGATGGCGAGGTTTCACTAGGCGTATCAACTCGTGGTATGGGAAGTCTTGAGAATAGAAATGGTGTTATGTATGTCAAGGAAGACTTTATGTTGAATACCGTTGACATCGTCCAGGATCCATCTGCACCTAACGCATTTGTTAATGGAGTTATGGAAGGCGTAGAATGGGTATGGAATAATGGTATTATCGAAGCTCAAGAAATTGAAAAGATTGAGACTGAAATTAAAAAAGCTTCAAGAGCAGATCTGTACGAAGTACAAGTTCGTGAGTTTAAGAATTTCCTCTCGTTACTCGAAACTAGATAAAATAAGGAGTCAATTATGACTGAATACCAAACTAGTGACTTGGAGGAAACTGAATCAATTGATGAAATCTTCGGATCTAAAAAGGTATCTTCCGGTCCAGCACAGCATGATTTGGGCGTGTCATTTCATCGCAAAGAGGACCATAAGAAATTAATGAAAAATAAGCATGGTGTTGAAACAAAGTGGCACGGCGGACGTGATGGTGATGAGCTAAGTTATCATGGCCCTTTACGTAAAGTGAAAAAAGCTCTTATTACTCACTATGGGGGTGATCACGATGAAGCTAAATTTCATCATCCTCACATTTTTGGTGCAAAGAAAGAATCATTAAACTACGACGAAGAGGATAATATGGTGGAAGCTCAGGGTCACGATCCGAAAAACGCAGAAGCCCAGTCTATTGCATCTGTTGATAAAGCAGGTGAAGCAACTGGCACGGCTCCAGCTCGTAAGGGCGATAAAAAGAACAGCGAACCAATGCCAAAGACTAAAGCAGCTCTAATGGCAGGCATGGTGTCTAAAATGCAGGGCATGAATAAACAAGCTCTGATGGCTTTGTACGGTGAAGCATTTGAAGATGATCAGGAACTGGAAACAGTTGCTGAACAAGAAGCTTCTTATGACTTCGACGCTGATCTAAACGCTCTAGTAGAATCCGAAGCAACTCTCTCTGATGAGTTCAAGGGTAAAGCTGGAATCATTTTTGAAGCAGCAGTCAAATCAAAAATTGCTGAAGAAGTAGAACGTCTTGAAGAAAATTACAAGACTGAACTTCAAGAAGAAGTCGATACCTTTAAGAACGAAATGGTTGAAAAGGTAGATGGCTATCTTAACTACGTAGTTGAAAATTGGATGGAAGAAAACAAACTGGCTATCCAGTCTGGTCTTCGTACGGAAATCGCAGAAGGTTTCATGAACAAATTGAAAGATCTGTTTACTGAATCTTATGTAGAAGTTCCAGAGTCCAAAGTCGACCTAGTGGATGATCTTGCAGAGCAGGTTGAAGAGCTTGAAACTAAGCTTAACGAATCTACTGCAAAGCAGATCCAAATGACTGAAGAGCTTGAGCAGTTCAAGCGTTATGAAGTCATTAGAGAACACGCACGTGGTCTCGCCGAAACAGAAGTAGAGAAACTGATCAAATTGACTCAGGACATCGATTATGTTAGCGAAGAAACTTTTGGTGAAAAAGTTGCTACCATTAAAGAATCCTATTTCAAGAAAGCAGTAGCTTCTGAAAATAGCGCTGATCTTATTGAAGAAGAAGCAGAAGACGAAGTCGAAGTTTCTGATGCAATGAATCAGTATCTCGCAGCCCTAAAGAAAACAATTAAATAAATTAGGAGTCCATAGAAATGCATAACGTAATTTCCTATGATCAGCTCGTCGAAAAATGGGCACCAGTTCTGAATGAAGAGACTGCTGGTTCCATCAAAGACGCGCACAGAAGAGCGGTTACTGCCGTTGTTCTGGAAAACCAAGAACGTGCTTTCCGTGAGGAAGCAGAACAGGGTCAATTCCTTTCGGAAGCTGCTCCTGGTAACTCAACCGCATCAGCTGCTAACTGGAACCCAGTTCTAATTAGCCTCGTACGTCGCGCTCTTCCAAACATGATCGCATATGACGTTGCTGGTGTTCAGCCAATGACTGGTCCAACTGGTCTTATCTTCGCAATGAAGAGCCGTTATGACGGTGGTTCAACAACTAACCGTGAAGCACTATTTAACGAAGCAGAGACCAACTTCTCAGGTGACTCTTCAGCAACTCACGATTCCGATAACGCTTCTGGCTTGTTCGGTATTGACTCAGCTGCTCAGGATTCAAACCTTGACGATCAACGTCTTACTTCAATCTTCGGCGGTGGTATGCCAACTGCTGACGCGGAAGGACTTGGTTCAGCATCAGTTGATCCAAACTCAGCATTCCGTGAAATGGGTTTCACCATTGAAAAAGCAACTGTGACTGCTAAGTCACGTGCACTGAAAGCTGAATACAGCTTGGAACTTGCTCAGGATCTTAAAGCTATTCATGGCTTGGATGCTGAAACAGAATTGGCTAACATTCTGTCAACTGAGATCCTGGCTGAAATCAACCGTGAAGTTATCCGTACCCTGAACACTCAGGCGAAAACAGGTGCTTCAACTGCTAACACTGCAGTTAACGGTATCTTCGACCTCAGCACAGACGCTGACGGACGTTGGTCAGTAGAAAAGTTCAAAGGCTTGATCGTACAGGTTGAGCGTGAAGCTAACATTATCGCTAAAGAAACACGTCGTGGTAAAGGTAACTTCATGATCTGTTCTTCTGACGTAGCTTCTGCACTTGCAGCTTCTGGTATGCTTGACTATAGCCCAGCTATGTCAACTAACCTGAACGTTGATGACACAGGTAACACTTTCGCTGGTACGCTCAACGGTCGCATGAAGGTCTATATTGACCCATATGCAACTGCTGACTACGTAAACGTAGGTTATAAGGGTACAAACCCATATGACGCTGGCGTATTCTACTGCCCATACGTTCCATTAACAATGGTACGTGCGGTTGGTGAAGACACCTTCCAGCCAAAGATCGGCTTTAAGACTCGTTACGGTATGGCTTCAAACCCATTCGTTGGCGATACACCAGCCGATGGTCTTGCAACTGTTAAGACTAACCAGTATTATCGCATTTTCCGCGTGGACAACATCCTCGCCTAATCGGTATAACTATAAAAAAAAGGAGAGGGAATTCAACCCTCTCCAATCAAACTGGACCAGGATTTTTTTCCTGGTCCTTTTTTTTAAGCTTATTTGCTAAAGCTTCTAAATTGGTATCTTCTTTAACTTCACCTCTTTTAATCATTTGTTCTGCTAGAACAATATAATCGATCCAAGACGGTTTAAGCTCTGTTCTTTTCTGCATCATTCTTTATACCTTTATTTGTTATGTTAATAATATGTATAAATACACGTAAGGAGTATTGATATGGCAGTTACCGTAAACACTTTAGAAAACACAAACTTTTTAGCACCTACTGGTTTCCGTGTAGTTGTTAATAGACAACGTTTTCCAAATTTAGAATTTTTCGCACAGACAGTATCACATCCAAGTGTTATTGTAACACCAAGTGAAGCACCATTCCGTTTTTCGAATGCGTATATTCCTGGTGATAAAATCTTCTATGAGGAACTTCAAGTTACAGCTATTCTTGATGAAAATATGACATTGTATATGGAAATGTTTGATTGGTTAAGAAGTTTTGTTGAGAATCCGTTAGATCAAAACTCAACAGGTATATACAGAGAAGGTGATAAATCTTTATATGATATTTCTGTATTGGTACTTAATAGTCATAATAACGTTGTACGTACTATTACATATAAAGATGCATTTCCGTCCACACTTGGTAATGTAGAATTCAGTTCTACAATTGGTGATGTTCAATATATCACTTTACCTGTTACTTTTAGATATACAACGTTTACAGTATCGTAAAAATATGATATAATTATATTATGATTGAAAACCACATTTATCATTATCAACAAGATCCAGAAGTAGCGAAAAGAAATAAGGATAAGATCCTTGACTTGATTGAGCAAGAAAAGAAAATACATAATATCCAATTGAATAAACAAGGATATTGGTATGATTTTCCTAGTACGGATCAAAGAAAAAGATTATATAAAGAAGCTGCATATAGTGTTATAATACCATTTGCAGAACAACTTGCTGCAGATTTTAATTGTAAGTTATTTCGATATCCGAAATTATGGTTCCAACAATATCCTATAGGTTCTGAGTTTGGTTGGCATACACATCCAAGAGCACACTTTGGATGTATATACTTTGTTGAGTTACCAGAAGAGAACTATGCAACAGAATTTCTACACTTTGGCAGATTAGAGGCATCAGAAGGTGATGTGGTCTTCTTCCCAGCTTTTTTACCACACCGTTCACCGTTTATAGATACTGATAAACGTAAGACAATCATATCCACTAACTTTGACTTTAATTATGAGAGATAAATGAACCTTGAAAATATATTAGAAATGTGGGAACAAGATTGTAAAATCTCAAATCCACTTGATGAATCATCTCGACAAACCCCTCAGTTACATTCAAAATATCTTAGTCTGTTAACACAGGCAAAACTACAGGTAAAACGAGTAGAGATGCAGCAAAAGACTTTACTGAAAGATAAATGGCTTTATTATAATGGTAAGTTAAGTAAAGAAGAAATAGAAGAAAAAGGTTGGGAATTTGATCCGTTTAAGGGATTAAAAATCTTAAAAGGTGAAATGGATTATTATTATGATGCAGA